GCGCAGCTGGAGCGGCAGCTTAAACCTTAAACGCCCCATTGTGACAGTAAAGGAAATTAAGCGGGAAAGCATCATGCGGAAACTGCCGACAGCACCAAAGGGCTATATCTTGCTGCCGGATTGGGAAATAGGCTGCGATAGCTGGGGGTATTTATACCAGCGCTATAAATGCAGGAAGATAGCGAAGCCGCCAAAGACAGAGAGGCGAAGAAAGAAATGATATACTACACAGGCAACCTGTACCAGCGTTACAAAGGCAGGAAAAAAGCAGGCTGGGAAATCCTGCGGAAACAGGGAAGAAAAGCAAAGCAGACCAAAACTAATAAGCGCCGTTAGTTCAATGGTTAGAGCAACCGCCTCATAAGCGGTAAGTTGTGGGTTCAAGTCCCGCACGGCGCATTAGGCAGCAGGCAGGGCGAGCCTGCAACAGAGGGCAGCAGGCAAATAGCTGCACCTGTATACCGTGGTAAAAATAGCAGCGGTCATGCCAGCTAGAAAGCATGTGGACGGTCAACAGGTTTTCAGTTGCTTTTTAATGCGAAAAGCAGCCCACACGGTAAATAAATACGCCAGAACAGGAGGCGGCAGCGCATGAGCAGGCAGAGAGCGCCGCCAGATGAAAAAGGAAGACAGGAAAAGGAGGAAAACGGGCAGTAATGAACATTTTTTCACGGATATTCCGCAAAACAAAGCCCCCGGAGGGGAAGACGGAACGGGCTGAAATACTGGGCGGCGGCAGCTCATTTTCGGCATGGAACGGCGACGCATACGCAAACGACATATACAGGGGCGCAGTTGACGCGATAGCGCGGAACGTGGCGAAGCTGAAAGGCTCTCACGTGATACGGTATGCAGACCATGACCGCACAGAGGGGGACTGCAAAATAAACCGCCTGCTACAGATAGAGCCTAACCCGTATATGAGCGCCTTTGATATGCTCTATAAGCTGGCAACGCATTATTTTCTTTACAACAATGCGTTTGCGTTCTTACAAAAGGACGAGCGCGGGCGGCTCATGGGTGTATATCCTCTAAACGCGGTACATGTTGAGTTTATGGCAGATGCAGCAGGGGCGTTATACTGTGAGTTCCTGTTTTCTGGTGGGAAAAGCGTAATACTCCCATATGCTGACATTATACATTTACGCAGGAATTTTAACAGTAATGACCTGTTAGGCGACAGAAACGAGGCACTAGAACCAGCGTTACAGCTTGCACATACGCAGAATGAGGGGATTATATCAGCAATCAACAGCGGCGCGCAGCTTAGAGGTATTTTGAAGCGCACGCAGCTTGCAAATGTGGAGAAGCTGAAAGACATACAGGAGAATTTTATAAAAGATTACCTGTCAATTTCTAATAATGGCGGTATAGCCGTTATTGATAACGCATCAGAATACATACCGCTGGACAATAAGCCCTATACAATCGACGAGAAGCAGCTACAGGCAGTAAAGACAAAGATTTATGACTATCTGGGGATTTCGGAGGCGATTGTAAACAGCAGCTACAACGAAGACCAGTGGGCGGCATTTTATGAAAGCACCATAGAGCCGCTGGCGGTTCAGTTCAGCCTTGAATTTACCCGCAAAATATTCAATGAGCGGGAAAGGGCTTTCGGCAATTCTATTTTGTTTGAAAGTGGGCGGCTGCAATTCAGCAGCAATGCCACAAAGGTAAACCTCATAAAAGAGCTTATGCCCTACGGACTGCTGACAATAAACCAAGCGCTGGAAATACTGAACCTTCCAAGCGTAGAGGGAGGAGAAAAGCGGCTACAGACGTTAAATGTAGTTTCCGCTGACGAGGCGCATCAATACCAAATGGCAAAAGCGGGCGCACAAACAGGGGCAGCAGGCGGGCAGGAAAAGGAGGAAAAAGGCAATGAAGGAAGTTAGGGTATGTGAGATAAGGGCAGACGCGGCAGCAGGCGCAGAAAAAGCCCTGCGGCTGGAAGGAAGACCCATTGTATACGACCAGCCAACAAAGATAAATGACCCGGCAGGGGCTTTTATAGAGGTAATAAGGGCGGGGGCGCTGGAAGGTGCTGACCTGTCCGACGCAAGACTACTTTACAACCATGATTTAAGCAAAGTACCGCTTGCGCGTACACCAAAAACAATGCAGTTAACGAAAGACCCGGCAGGGCTGCGCATGATTGCAGATTTACCGGACACACCAGAGGCGAACAGCGTATATACGGCAGTAAAGCGCGGCGACCTTTCGGGCATGTCCTTTGCTTTTAAAGTGCCGCAGGGAGGCGATAGCTACGACGCAAAGACAAAGACGCGGACTATACACAAGATAGAAAAAGTGTATGAAATAAGCGTTGTACCGTTCCCCGCATACCCACAGACTAGCGTAGAGGCGCGTTCTGCGATAAACGGGAAGACAGAAACAGAGAAGCTGCGCCGGGCGGCAATCATAAAGGCAAATATGATACTTATGAAGGACATTTAAAAAAGGTGTCCGTTTTGGACACCATGCAAAAAGAAAAGGAGAAAACAAAATGAAATTTAAGACAATCGCAGAGGCATTCAACCATTACCGCAACGCAACATTAGAGGAAATCGAGCGCCGGGCGGCAGAAATCAAAGGAACGATTGAAACAGATGCAGAGGCAGACGTAACAACCTTAAATATTGAGCTTTCCGGGCTTAAGCAGGCAAAGGAGAATATACAGCAGCAGGCAGCAGGAGGCAGCCAGCGCAGCGCATTTAACCCAATTACAGGCGCGGGCATGAGTTTTGAACGCAGGGCAAGCTATGAGGCAACAGAGGGCGACGTATTGAACAGCCCGGAATACAGGAGCGCTTTCTTTAAGTCCCTGTTAGGGCATAAGCTGACAGAGTTTGAACAGGCTGCTTATAACCGGGCAATGGGCGACCAGCGGGCAGATACTTTTGCAGATTCCACCAGCGCGGCGGCAGTGCTGCCAACACAGACACTTAACGAGGTAGTAAAAAAAGCGCGGACTATGGGCGGGCTTATGAGCGTATGCAGGGCTTTCAATATCCCGTCTAAAGTGGCTGTACCTATCGGAACACCAACAGAGGCGGCGAGCTGGCACGCAGAGGGCGCAGCAGTTGAAAGCGGAAAGCCTGACGTTACAAGCGTTTCATTTGAGGGCTACGAGATTATGAAAGTATTTTCAATCAGTGAAAAGGCGCGTAAAATGAGCGTTTCCGCGTTCGAGGGGTATATGACGCAGGAGCTTAACGCGAGCGTTATGGAATGTATCGCAAACGCCCTTGTAAATGGTACGGGGAAAGCGCAGGGTACAGGAATTTTAACGGGGATAACATGGGAGGACGGAAAAAACGCCCTCACATTCAGCAAGACGGCAGGGCTTAAATATGCTGACGTTGTAAAAGTGGTAGCAGCACTGAAAAGAGGTTATGCAAACGGCGCAGCATGGGCTATGAACAACGCAACGCTTTATAACCTGTTTTATGGTCTGGTAGATGCAAACGGAAGACCTGTTTTTATTGCAGACCCGAAAAGCGAAGGAATCGGGAAAATTTTAGGTTTCCCTGTTGTGATTGATGATTATATTGCAGACGAAACCGCTATTTTTGGAAACTTTAACTACATGGGTTACAACATGCCGGAAGGCATCACGGTAGAGGCTTCACGGGAAAGCAGTTTCAAGAAAGGTTTGATTGACTACAGGGCAATGGCAATAGCAGACTGCAAGCCGATTGTGCCGGAGGCATTTGTAAAGCTGACGCGGGCGGCTTCATAAAGGAGGCTGCGGATATGCTGACAATAGAGCAGGCGCGGGAAATACTACGGCTGGACACAGAGGACAACGACGCAATCATAGAGGGGCTGTTATCCGCGATACCGGACTACATAGAGCTGACAACAGGAGTAACCGCAGAGCAGCAGGAGGGGCAGCCGTTAGCTGATACGGCGGGAAAATTTATCCTCATGCTCTGGTACAATGCGGAACGGTCTGACGCGGAAAAGCTACAGCGGACAATAGACAGCCTGCTAAAAACGCTTGCGCTGCTTGCGGTAAAGAAAGGGTAGGGATATGGCTAGGGATTTTGCACGCGGCTTTTACGATAGCCCGCAATGGAGGAAAACAAGCAAGGCTTATTTGAGCAGCAAAAACTACATATGCGAGGACTGCGGCGGCGCTGCGTGCATTGTCCACCATATCAAGCATTTAACGCCGTGGAACATAAACGACCCGGAAATAGCGTTGAGCTGGAATAACTTCAAAGCGGTATGTGAGAAATGCCACGCAGAGGAACACGCAAAAGACAAAAAGGCATTTAAAGGACAGCCAGCAAAGCTGAACGGAATCGGATTTGACGAGAACGGCGACATAATAGAAAGCCCTAACGTATTCTTAGTGTGCGGCAGTCCGGGAAGTGGGAAGACAACATATGTATTAAACCATAAAGCACCAAATGATTTAGTGGTAGATTTAGATTATATATGTGCGGCACTTATGGGAGAAAACGGAGGGGAAAGGTTGGATTTCAGACCAGTCTTGCAAACTGCTTTAGAGGTGCGAAAGCTGCTTTATCAGTGTGTGCAGCAGAGGCGCGGGAAGTGGGAAAGGGCTTTCGTGGTAACAGCGACAGCGGACATTATGGAAATGCGCAGGGCGGCGCAGGAATTGGGCGCAGAACTGGTGTTGATTGATACACCGTTAAAGGAATGTCTGGAACATATACGGAACGACCCGCAGAGAAACAGAAGCCGCAGGAAATTTGAACGGCTTGCGATAGAGTGGCACGAAAAATATAACCAGTCGTTAAAAAATCCTTTTATAGCCCCCCACCAGACGGATTAAGGGAAGGGGAAAACACCGCACGACAGGAAACCTTTTCTTTCCCCTCCGGGGGTACGCATAGGAGGGAGGGGTAAAGATAGCAGGATTTAGGAGGGGATAATATGGCAACAGGAAAAAATACGGAAAAATTAAAGAATATGCGCAAGCTAAAGCGGATTTTGAAATTAGTCCCGGAAGACCGCAAGGCAGTTGCAGAAAAGCTCATAGCGGAAATTGCTTTCATGGAGGACACGCTGAACGGGCTGCGCAGCCACATAGAAGAAAACGGGGCTATAGACCATTTCAAGCAGGGGCAGCAGGAATTTGACCGCGAAAGCCCTGCCGTAAAGACCTATAACACAATGATTCAGCGCTACAGCCTTATATACCGCCAGCTTACCGATATGCTACCAAAGCCAGAACCGACAGACAAGGGCGCAAGTGAGCTGCTGGACTTCATAAACAAACAGGAGTAAAGGCAGTTTGAATTATATCACGGAATACTGGCGGGAAATCGAAAGCGGCGCGGTTATTGTTTCGGAACGGGTAAGAAAGCAGTATAAAAAATTAGCTGAAAGGGTACAGAAAACAGACGGGAGATATATTTTTGATGAAAAAAGGGCAAACAGACCAATAGAATTTGCAGAAACCCTGTGCAGGCAGTCGCGGGGCGAATGGGGCGGGCAAAAAATAAAGCTGGAACTATTCCAAAAGGCTTTTATTTCTGCCCTTTTTGGCTTTGTTGACAGGGAAACCCATATGCGGAAGTACCGGGAAACTATGTTTTACATAGGCAGGAAGAACGGGAAAAGCACCCTGCTAGCCACTATCGCGCTTTATATGTTAACAGCAGACCATGAGGCAGGCGCAGAGGTTTACAGCGTAGCCACAAAGCGCGACCAAGCAAAAATTATTTTCAATGAAGCCTATAACATGGTACAGCAAAGCCCGGCGCTTAGAAAGGCGCTGAAAAAGCGGAAAGCTGACCTGTATTTCCCTGCTACGTTCTCACGGTTTGAGGCATTAAGTAAGGACAGCGGCAGCCTTGACGGTCTAAATTCGCATTGCGTCATTATTGACGAGCTGCACGGGATTAAAGACAGAAACCTATATGAAGTTATGAAGCAGTCACAGAGCGCACGGCAGCAGCCGCTTTTAATTATGATTACAACGGCGGGAACTGTCCGGGAATGTATCTTTGATGATATGTATACATATGCCTGCAACGTGGCAGACGGTATTTTTGAAGACGAAACATTTTTGCCGATAATGTACGAGCTGGACAGCCGGGAAGAATGGACAAGCCCGGAAATGTGGCAAAAGGCAAACCCGGCACTGGGGACAATCAAGAAGCTGGACGACCTGCAAAACAAAGTAATGAGGGCGCAAAATAACCCGGTAGACCTCAAAGGGATTTTAGTAAAGGATTTCAATATACGGGACACAATAAGCACCGCATGGCTTTCTTTAGAGGACATAACGAACAAAGAAACTTTCAATTTGGAGCAGTTCCGGGGCTGCTATGCGATTGGAGGGGCTGACCTGTCAAGTTCCCGTGACTTAACGTGTGCAACGCTGCTGCTGATAGAAAAGGAAACAGAAAAGCGGTACGTTACACAGATGTACTGGATTCCAGAGGACAGCCTAGAACGGCGCGTAAATGAGGAAAAACTACCGTTTGACAAATGGCACGAGCGGGGACTTGTCCGGCTGTGCAAAGGGAATACCATAAACTACAAAGATGTTACAGCGTGGTTTGTGGAAATGGCGAATGATTATGGCATATTGCCAGCGTGGGTATATTATGACAGGTGGAGCGCTGCCTATTGGGTGGAGGAAATGAAAGAAACAGGGTTCACGGAAATGAAAGGCGTTGCGCAGGGCGCGAAAACACTTTCCCTGCCAATGCAGTTTTTGGGCGCTGACTTGCAGGCAAAGCGCATCAACTACAACAACAATCCTATATTGCGCTGGTGTCTTTCTAATACGGGCGTACAGGAAGACAGGAACGGGAATATAGTACCGATAAAAAATCAAGCAGCAAAGCAGCGTATAGACGGCACGGCGAGCCTGCTTAATGCCTATGTGGGGCTGTATGAGCATTACAATGAGTTTTTAGAAGCACAGTAAAGGGGGCGCAGTAAATGAAGCTGAAAGATAAGAAAATACGCATACTGACATATGACACATATGTAAATGACAATGGTTTCAGCGTGGAAGAGTGGCGACCGATACACAAAGGGAAATTGTGGGCGTATTATCGGCAGCTTTCCGGGCGGGAATTTTTCGCATCTGCTACAGTGAACGCAACAGAAGACGTAGTATTTACCGTGAATTACAGGACTGATATTGATACAGATATGTTAGTAGAATATGCGGGGGAATATTACCAAATTACGCGGATAGATAACCATGAGGGATATAAAACAGACCTTGACCTTTATTGCAAGACCAACCCAGAACAGCAGCCGGATATTACAGAGGGGCAGCAGGAAAGGGGACTGAAAACAGATGCGCGGCGAATGGAGTAACGAAGAGTTAGCGGAACGCATACAGAACGGGGAAAAAGACCTGCTACCGCTGTTGTGGGGGAATGTAAGAGGGTTTATAAATTTGTTGGCTTTAAAGCACAGATACATTATCCAAGAAAGAGCTTATGTTGACGTGGAAGACCTAATACAATGCGGTTATTTCGCAATGCTAAAGGCAGTAGAAGCATACGATAGTACAAAGGGCTGCAAATTTGTTTCGTTTATCGTATTTAAGTACAAAAATGAAATATATAAATTGATAGGTGCAAAAAAAACGAAGTGTAGTTATATATTTCCGCCTTTTACCAGTTCATTAAATGCAACAGTGGAAAATGACGACCACGAAACAGAACTTGTGGACATGCTGGAAGACGAGAACGCGGAAAGCATAGAAACAGATTATGAAAAAAAGGAAATGCAACGGATTGTAAGGGCAGCAGTCGGCAGGTTGCCAGAGCTGGAACGGAACGTAATACAGGAAATCTATTTTAATGAGCGGGCAAAGACAGAGATTGCAGACGGGAGGCACTACAAAGACCAGTTCGCAGTCACAAGGGCAGAGGACAGGGCGCTACACATACTTAGGAAGGATAAGACATTGCAGGCATTACATACGGCGTATTTCAAGAATATGCCACGACAGAAAGACATATTCAAGAGTTCTGCGGAAGAGGCGGCAATAGAGGACATAAAATGGGAAACGTGGTTCGAAAACATCATAGACGACATAGGGAGGATTGAAAATGGGCTTTGAAAAGATGAAGGACACGGCGGCAGAGGATTTAAAACAGCTTAGAAAGCTGGAGGGGAGCAGCGACCAGAAAGAAAGGCAAAAAGCAGCAGTTATAAAAGCAGCCCTGCAAATGCTATCAGAAAGGGAACGGGAAGTATTAAGAGAGTTTTTCATTGACCGTGAAAAACGGTATGCGGGGCATAGAGCGCGGCTAATGGCAAAATACGGGCTGTGCGTTTCTGATTTGTACCGTTTGAAAAATGAGGCGCTGGCTAATTACTGTATGAGCATTATGGCAATAAAGGTAGCAGGCAGCAGGAAATAAATAAAACCGTCTACCCATAGAACAGGGCAGGCGGTTTTATTACGTTATCGTTTGCAGACAATACCAAACAGACCGTTTACAAATATATAGCGTGGAATGTTCGGATTTAATATTGATTGCCCTGCTAATGAACCTCAGTAGAGAGATCTGCTGAGGTTTTTTGCTGTTTGTATCCGGCGGGCGCACGGCTCATAAAGGGCAGGCGGGCAGCGCAGGAATGCATATGCCCGCCTGCCCTTTATTTCACGCCGGAGCACATCGTCATGCAGTGCTGGTATTTTTCCTTCGTGGCAAGTCCGCCGCGGATGTGGCGTTCGGATTTG